CCGATAGGAACCGGATCAGTGGCACCCATACCTCGCCAGTCCCACTGGTTGGAATGCCCCCCGATAGGGGGCTTCGATCTCTCTAAGAGGCCAAAACCCCGAAGGAGACCACCGTGGATGAATTCGGCTTTCGCAATAGCCTGAGCAACGTTGTTCTGATCGTATTCGGCGTAGGACTGGGACTGATTGGCATTTCGCTGATCTATTCCGGCCATCCACACATCGGATTTTACGCAATGGGAATGCAGGGCGGATGTGTCATCGCAAGGTTTGTCCTCATTGCAGCTATCGTGCCGTCTTCTTCGCTGCCCGGTAGCTCCGTGGGCGGCCCGACACTTTCCAAACCCGGAGATGAGCAATGAATATTCAACGACCGGCGCATGGAAAAGGTAGCGAATTGGTCGGACGGGAAAGTCCTTGGGTTTCAAAAGTGGGCGGCTCATCTGACGGTAGAGCAGATTCGGAAGATTCTGGAGCACTGGGAAAAACATCATCCGGAGTTGCTCTCCGCGCGCTAATGGATGCGGCTCACGAATACGAATGCGCGATTGCCGCCCTGGGAGCAATGAGGGAATCTGGAATGCTTTCGCGCTCTGAGTTCAGATACCAAATGTGTGAATCACGCAAGGAATTGGATTTGGTACGCGCCGACTGCTGCACCGGGCGCCTAAATAGGTGCAGCGCTTTCAATCCAGAGGTATCCAAGTGATCTATTGCACGGAATGCGGAAAGGTCATGGAGCACCAGCTAACTCGCAAGGGTCAGGGCGCTCACACGTATCAACTCTATACCTGCGATCGGTGCCGGGTGAGGTGCGCCGTGGAGACTCAATTTTACTACGACGCGGATATGACGCCCGCTCGTGTCCGCAAAAGGGTCGAATTCTTGGAGTATATGGGTGCCGAATGTGCGCAGGACTGGCAAAAGATCGAGCGGCTTCTGGCCCGCGTGAAGGCGCTTGAGGACGCGATAAATTTGACGCTATCGGGTAAAGCGGGCTACTGGCCCGATGTTTTGAGAGCGGCGCTGAAGGGCTCCGCGAACGATGGATCAGGAGACGTATGAAGATCGACCCAAGCATTCCATTGCTGCGCGAGCACATCCGTGAGCTTGAGGCGGCGCTGCGCTTTTACACGGACGCATTCCCCGCCTTCCGCTCAAAGCCTGTCGGTGCGCCGGGGAGCATTGAGCGTCAGGCACAGGACGCCCACATAGAATGGGAAACAAAGGCACTGAGAGCGCTCGATGGAGAAGCAGATGCCTGATTACTCGAAAGGATCGGTCTCATTGACCGAGACCAAGGTGTTCCAAGATTGGATCGCCGCCAAGGGACATCGCTGGCCGCCGTTCAACCTGACCGAGCGCGATTCGCTCGTGTGTCAGTTCCAACGCGAGGGCATGGAAGAGTATCGGCGCACTCACAGCGGAGAGGGAAAGCCATGACGATACCTGCGCCTGAAAAGCGATACCCACCATTCACGCGAGAATGGTGCGAGGAGATCGCGAAGCGTGAGGGGGATGGGCCGATCACCGCCGGCGTGCCGGATATTCCTTGCACGTCGTGCGAGGGAACCGGCTTCGTTACGTGGGAGGAAGGCACTGACGACAAGACGTACCCTTGTCCGAATTGCTCTGAGTCTGATGATCTGAGCCCGATGCCATGAGTTTTGACGAACAACCAGACGTTGATCCGCATGGCGAATGTGCTTTAGAGATCGCCCATCTCGAAGCGCGGATTCAGAAGGTCCGAGATTTTCTTCGCGATCAGTGGTCGCGGATTCCAGCAGTACCACACGCTCAACCGGGTAGCTATGATCGCGGCTACCAAAACGGTATTGGTGATGTGCTGCGCGGGCTCCAAGTCGCCATTACAACGTGCTCTACCTCCGATGCCACCTCAGAGCCCGTGCCTCCTGGCCGGCCGGCCGCTGTCGAGGGGGATACCGAGCTCGTTCAATATCCGGTATAGGTGCGTGCGGTTGACCCCTGAGCGACGGGATGCCTCTACGACGCAGCCTGCACAGCGCTCAAGCATCTCGAGCCAATAGGCCCGTTTCATGGATTGGACGGCTTGGAAATAGGCAGGCATTGGCCTAGAGTCCGCCTCATGGACCGTCGTACATTTATATGGGGCGTGGCTGTGGCCCCCGTGCTTCTTGCCCCGGGGTTCACGTCCCTCGATGCGCCGCTCGAACCCGTGCCCCGCGAGGCGTGCTCGTTTGGCAGTGTCGATCCTCTCCCGTTCAACGCCCCCTCTGCTCAACTCTTTGCACTCCTCGAAGAGATCAAGTGCCAAGTGTACGACGTCACGGGTGTTCCTTCGGAGTACCTGAGATGTTGACCCGGCGCCGCTTCGTCGGATCTCTCGCCGGACTGACTGCTCTGACCGCGCTCGCCGGCGCGGGCCTGCGGCCGCCGAAGCGCGCCGATGTCGACGTGAGCCAGTACCTCGCTGATCCGAACGGCTGGCGCCTCGAGGGATGGAATTATTCGAACAACCTCGCGACCGCGACTGAGCTCTCCGAAAAGGTGCTCGAGGACATGCTGCGCGAGCTCAGCTTGCACGGCCATGCTTGGATCCGCATCCAGCCCAACAAGCTGATCGTACCGCCGCAGCTCCTGGAGCGCGCGGAGTACATCATGACGCACCGGCCGAGCCTCTTTAGGCGGGCGATGTGGTGGCTTTTTCCGGAGCCCGCCTGATGGTCGGCCATGGCCCGCGGTCTTTTGCCTCGGTCGATGTGGCTAAGGCCGGCGGCGATGAGACCGTGGCGACCCTATGGGAGCAGAAGGCCGACGGCACCCTCAATCTCCTCGACAACGCCATGCTCACGAATTGGCCGCGTCTGAGGCTTCACTTCGATGGCAAGAAGGCCATCCGCCGCCGACGGTACCTTCGGATGATGGCGCGGCGCCGATGAGCACCCGAAGCCGCGCGAACCCCTGGTTTCGCCCCGTCTTGCCCATTGCCTATGCCATCCGTGATGGCCTAGTGGCCGATGTGGGGGTAGAGACGCTGATACGACCCACCATTCTTGCCGCGGACGGGGAACCCATCCGGGATGAAGCCACCTATGAGCAGATGTGCCGCGCGCGGGTCCGGGCGATGGTGCGCAGCCGTCTCGATAACAAGATCGTCTTGACCGCCCGGCTCTTGGATCCCGCCTTCGATGAGGAATGCCTCGCCCTGTGCCCCGAGCTCGGGCGCTTGGACCCGGTGACAAGCGGTGCGCTCCGGGAAACCTTCGATCGCATCCATGCGACTGACTGACCTCTCGCCCCGATGGCTCTCCTCGGACGTCTTCAGTTTCCTCTGTCCGCACTGCTGCCAGGTCTTGCTCACCTGCAAGCGGGTGGTATTGACCCATCGGCAACAGTGCGAGCTCTGGCGGGAGGTCTTCGGGTGGGACGAGGAGGACAACGAGGCGAATTTCGGTGGGGTGACGGTGGTGCTCTGCAAGGAGACGTGCGCCTGGACGATATCGGGGGAAGACTTCGATACGCTGACGGTGACCCCCTCGATCGATGCGTCGGCTTCCGGTCATTGGCACGGCTTCCTGACGGCAGGGCAGATCGTGGGCGGCGTGTGACTCAGTACGAGGTCCACACTATCGTCTTGGATGATCCGCTTGCGGATTTAGCGCTCACCCCGGAGGATGAGCGCAAGATGCGCGAGTGGTGGGAGAAGGCTCTCGACCGCTCGATGCGTGAAGTTCTCGAAGGCAAACTCAAGGATACCCCATGAACATTTGGGTCATCGCACTGATTATTTTGATCCTCCTCGCCGTGGGCGGCGGCTACGGCGGCTATTACCCGCACACCTACGGCTTCGGCGGCGGGGGCCTTTTGCTCCTGATCCTGATCGTGCTCCTGGTCATGGGGAGGTTGTAAGACAGTCCCATGACCAGGTTCGATCGACGGCGGGAGCCCGCGGAAACCCCGCGCTTTGCGATGAACATGCATCCGGGGGTCAAGCTCTTAAGATCCCAGGGCCACGAGGTCCATGGGAACTTCGACACCCAAACCATCCAGGTCGATGACTATCCCGAGATGACTGTCGGGGAGTTCCAGGCCTTCATCCGAGGGTACGCCTTGGGGCAGAAGGATCGGGCGCTCGCATGAGCGGACGCCGGCGCATCACGGATGAGCCCTTGGACTATTCGGAAGAGTTCGAGATCCCCTTAAACGAAGATGCCGATGCGATCGGCAAGCAGTACCGGATTGGCGAGGAACTGCCGCCTGAGTTGAATCCGCCCGTCGACAACGATGAGGACGACGGAGGCCTCGAGGAGCTCGATTTCAACTGATGCCCCCTGCCAGCCGCTGGCATGTTGGTTTAAGCGTCTCCCCTGCTATCGTCGCCCTCGCCTCACCTCTTCCCTCTTCTTCCGAGGAGCGCGCCCGCCTTGGCGTACGAATCTTCCGCGACCACCCTCCCTGACCGAAAGACCGGCGTCTCGACCTACGATGGCTTAACCATCGAGCGGGCCCCGGACGGGACGACCTCGGTCGAGGGCCCGGGGGTCCTGACCGCCCGTATCCCCAAAACCGGGGACTTCGATGAGAACTTGGCAGAGGACATGGGCAACCACGAGCGAAAGCTCCTGGCCATGCGCTTAAAAGAGTTCGCCGAAGTCGACAAGATGAGCCGCAAGGATTGGGAGCGACGCGAGAAGTCCGCTCTCGAGATGCTGGGGATCAAGGACAACGTCGACCCCGAATCCGACGAGCAGGAGGACGGCCACTCCGTCACCCACCCCGCCTTGATGGAGGCGACGGTGCGCTTCCAGGCGAACGCGATCGTCGAGCTCTTCCCCCCCACGGGGCCCGCCGAGACCAAGATCCTGGGCAAGTCGACCCCCGCGAAGACCCAGCGGGCGATGCGGATTCGCACGTTTTTAAACCACTACCTGACCGACGTCGACGAAGGCTACTTCAACGACACCGACAAGATGTGCATGTACCTGCCCATGGGCGGGAGCTCCTTTCGCCGCGCCGCCCAGGACTTCACCACCGGCCTCCCCATCCTTCGCCACGTGATGGCGACCAATTTCCTGGCTCCCTACGCCGGCACCGATTTGAAATCGATGCCGCGCTACGCCTGGAAGTTCACGATGACGGGCGAGGACATCGACCGGGCGATGCGCATCGGGATGTTCTTGGACATCTACCTGCCCACCCCCTCCCCGCCGATGCCCGGCATGGCGATGCATGCCCCTTCCGCCGATCAGTCGGACCTTCGCGTCTCGAACATGCACGAGCGGGATCGCTTGTACGAGATGCTCGAGTACCACATCGATTTGGAGTGCGAGTGCGACCCGAAGGGCGCGGGCGCCGCACGCTTAAAGGACGGGGACACGGGGCTTCGGCCCTACATCGTGGTGGTCGATGCCTCGAACGACCAGATCTTGATGGTCCGGCGCAACTGGCGCGAGAAGGACAAGCAGCACAAAAAGCGAATCTGGTTCGCGCATCACCAGTTTCTGCCGGGCTTGGGCTTCTACGGCTGGGGCTACCCCCACGTCATCGGCTCCTTGGGGATGGCCGCCTCCGGCGCCGTGAACGCGCTCTTGGATGCAGCCCTTGCCGCGAACTTCCAGGGAGGATTTGTCTCGAAGGAAGCGAAGATCGCGGGCGAGTTCAGATTGGAGCACGGGGTCTGGCAGCAGTGCGACTCCTCCGGCGAGGATCTCGCCAAGTCCTTCTTCACGCCGCCCTTCAAGGAGCCGAGCCCCGCGCTCTTCCAGCTCCTCGAGGGCCTGGTCAACGCCGCGCAGCGCTTCACCGGGACGACCGATGCGGCGGTGGGCGATGGCAATAACACGGGCCCGGTGGGCACGACGGTTGCGCTGATCGAGCAGGCCCAAAAGCCGATCAACGCCATCCACAAGCGCCTCCACGTCTCGATGTGCCAGGAGCTTCAGATGCTCTGCGAGCTCATCGAAGACTTCATGGATGATCGGTACGACTACAACATCGGGGACGATGCCCAGTTCCTGCTGAAGTCAGACTTCGCCCCTGGGGTCGATGTGGTCTCGGTCACGGACCCTGCGATCTCCTCCGACACGCAGCGCATCATGAAGGGGCAGGCGGTCCTCGATTTACAAGCCAAGGACCCGAGCCTCTTCCCGCCGAAGAAGCGCGCGGCCGCCTACCGCCGGTTCCTGGTCGCCTTGAAGGTCCCGAACATCGATGAGATAGGGCCGGAGGTCAAAACTCCGCTCTATCTCGATCCTGTGGCCGAGAACGCCAATATCTTCGCAGGCCTCCCCGTCCAGGTGTACCCGCAGCAGGATGACCAATCCCATATCACGGTGCACACCGATGGCCTGCAGCGAGCCGCCGCCTTGTACCCGCCGGACGTCTTCCAGCAGACCATCCAGCCGGCCATGCAGGCCCACATCCGGGATCACATGGCAAAGGCCTACTACAAACAGGTGATGCAGGCCGCGGGTCTTCAACCCCGCTTCGATGCCGATGGGCACCCGACGGGCTTGGACCCGACCACCGAGCAGCAGATCACCGCCCGCGTGGTCTCGATCATCGGACGACTCCCGCACCCGCAGCCAAAGCCCGGGACCCCATCCGCCGAGCAGCAACAGATCCAGCAGAAGCTCGCCATGGAGAAGCAGGCCGCCCAGCAGAAGATCGATCAGCAGGAGCAGGCCTTCCAGGCGGAAGAGGCCCGAAAGCAAATCGCTTTCGACAACGAAGAGAAACGCAAGGACCTGGCGCTCTTGAACCAGGAGGCAAGGATCGATATCGGCGCCGTCACCGAAGGCATCCGCGACGCTGCGAGCGCCCAGCAGACCATTGTCCAGGCGCACGCCGAGCACATCCAGGACCTGACCCACGCCGCCCAGGGCCATGAGCAGCAGCTCGAGCACGGGGACGAGGAGCACCAGGTCGGGCTTGCCCACGACATGCAAAGCCACGACCAATCCCTCGAGCAGAGTCAGGAGCAGCACGAGCAGGGACTCGACCAGGGCGATGAACAGCACGCTCAATCCCTCGAGCAGGGCGCCGAATCGCACGATCAGAGCTTAGAACAGGGACAGGAGGGCCACGAAGCGGACTTGGAGCGCGGGGATGAGCAGCATCAGGCCGCCCTGCAGCAGGGCGAGGAGACGACCGCGGCCAAGATCGCGGCCGGTGACAAGATTGCTAAGGCGGCCGCGGGCGAAGAGGCTGAAGCCGATTCGCACATGGGAAAAACTGGCGTCAAATGAGCGCCCCCGCTTCCCAGGTACGCGCCGCGCGCGGGTTTCTCCGGACGAAGCTCAAGGCCGGCACCGGGGACATTCCGCCCCGGGCGTTTGCGAACGCCTCGAATGAGCTCGGGCTCAACTTCGACGGGGTGGCGTCCGTCCTCGCGCGCCTCTATTCTGGCGGCCAGAATGCGGACTTCTACCGCGAGCAGGCGCTCGAGGCGAATCTCCGTGGAGGCAGCCCATGAACGAATTACGCGCGGTTCCGCACATCAAGCACACCCAAGCGCTCGAGGATGCGGCGATCGCCGCCACGCGCGCGACCGTCGATGGCAAGGCGGTCAGGATCTGCGGGAACCCGTTGGATCCCGTTCAGGTGCAACAGGCGATCGCGGAGACGACCGGCCGCTTCACCGACCCCGCCTTCTTTGTGAACGAGGGGACCACCCGGCTCGATATCTGTGACCACTTGATCCTCCTCGCGAATCTCTACCGCGAGCACCTCAAGGCGGGGAATGTCCCATGAGCGCGATGACGCCGGCAGGCCGGACCAATCGCCCGAACATGGGGGGGATTCCGCCGGATGATCCGGACCCCGCGGATTCCGGCGTGCCCGAGCGGCCCACCCCTCAACCTGCGGGCGAAGGCCCCGTGTTGACCCAGCAGACCGAAGATCAATCCCAGGGCGAAGGCCCCGACGTAAAGGACGACGACACAGAGGACAGCGAAACATGACCGCAAAGCTTCGACACGGAAAGAATCACCGCGGGACCCACGGCGCCGACCCCGGCACCCCGCATGAGCGATTGAACGCCCGGCACGCGATGCCGGGACGCCCCGAGGGGGCGATGATGCCGATGACCGGCGCACCGCCCCCGTCCCCCGTTCCCTCGGCCCCGCCCTCCCCGGGAGCGGGCCCCATGCCCTCCGGTGGCGGCATGTCCATGGGTCCCCCGGGTAGTGAAGGCCCCGAAGAAGGAGATCAATCATGAATCGATCCGATGAACGCAGGCAGATTTCAGGCGCACACCACGCCGACCACGACGAGGAGGGCTTCGGTGCCCACGGCTTCGATGCCGAGGAGAAGGACGATGAGGGCGGCGGTGGCAAGCGTATTGGCGTCACCACGGGCGGCCGGGTAGAGTCCGGCGGCCACGATGAATCCACCGGCCGCGGGCCGCACACCAAGCGCGAGCCCAAGGGCGACATGGGCGCCTCGGTGTCAGGCGTCGGGGGCACGAAGGCCGCCGAGAGAAGCCACACCACCGAGCATGTGAGCCGGGAGCACGATGAGAAGATCAGCCATTCCGACCAGGGCGGCAAAGCCGGCGAGGGCTCCTCGATGTCCGGCGTCGGTGCAGCCAAGAGCGCGCAAGCGCGAAAGCAGAAAGACGACCTCAATGAGCAGCTGGGCGAGCACGAGGGTGGAATCCGCGGCGGCCGCGAGATCAAGCGCGTCAAGGTCGACGCGGATCACGTGATGGGCGATGGCGGGGAGATCGGTACCTCGAGCGCCGAAGGACGCTCTGACATGGCTTCTGCGGGAGCGAACCGCAAGGAAGCGATGGAGCCGGAGCGCGAGGAGAATGAGAAGGCGGCGATGGGCCGGGAGAGGAGCGTCCCCACCAAGAACACAATCGGTTGGGGCGAGCGCGAGACCATCGCGAAGCACACGATTTAGATGTTCGCGAAACTGGACGCCACCATGGTCTTGGCCATCTTTGCCAGGAAGGGCGAGAAGCAGGCCGTGGTCGCGTCCGATTTCAACGTGAGCCAGACCACGGTGTCGGCCATCTGGCTGGGCAAGGTCTGGCGCAAGGTCACCGGGATGCCGGAGTACGTCTCTTCGAAAAAACCGCGCGGTTCTTTCCACCAGGTGGGTGCATGACCACCCAGACGCCGATCCGCTACAACACAGGGTACGTAGTTGTCATCGCCCGCTGCATCGACATCATGATCGGCGGGTGGCTCTGGCGGGACTACGACATCACCATCTCCGCCCAAACGGGCCTCGAGATGCGAAAGAAGCACCCGCGGCTCTGGGCGCGCCTCCTCTCGGCGTTGCTCAACAAACTCGAGCCCGGCCACTGCGAGCTTGCCATCACGTGCGACCTTGAGCGCGCGAACCAGGCGATCCTGATCCTCGAAGGGAAGCTTCCGCCCTAGCAGGCCTGCCAGGCGCTGGCATATGATGCGGGCTCTTCAGCGGGGTCCCTCATGCGCAAGAAACGAAACGAGCCACCCACACAGCGCTACGAGCTCGTGAGCTCGATCTCCTGTGATTGCTCGGCCTCCACCCTCCGCGTGGCGATGTTCAATCTCGGCCCGGCATTCCAGTACGATCTCTTTGTGGCCCCTGGGG